TCCTCTTTTCTCAGCTTGTTCTATTAACTCAGCATCAGAAAGAGTTGTTAAAGAACCTGAACCTACATTAAAAATTGGAATTTTTGGAACAAACCCTTTTAAAGATTTGTTATCACGAGCATAATCGTCAAGTCTTGTTGTTTCGGTAATAATATCTCTATTCTTTTTAACCATGAACTCAATAAGTTGTTTTCGAGCCAACGCATTTGTTTCCAATTGCGGAACAAGGCCAAGAATAAATTTTCTGTCTTCGTTTGAAAATCCAGAACCAAGTTTGCCACCTAAAGTTGCAAGAACCAAATCACCAGATATCTTTTGATAATTTTGTGATGCGGCAAGAGTTCCTTGATCTTTTTCGCTAATCAATCCTATAGTTGCCAAAATATTAGCCGCACCAACACGACCAGTAGCAAATGAACCACTTATTAGACCTTGTTGATCTAACTTGTTTAGTTTTTCTAAAGTTCCTAATGCAGAGATTGAGTTATTCCTCAAGAGCATTGCATCTTCAACTTGTTTAGCATCTATCTTTCCAAGTTGTTCGGAAAATGCCGTTTCCCCTTTTTGTGATGCTGTGGCAGAAACATTTGAAGTTGTTTGGTCAACATCCCCTTCAAATAAAACACGAATTTGTTTATTTGGGTCTATTGGACTTCTTCCTAATACAAATTGTTGATCGGTTTCTTTATCATAGTAAACAGCTTTTCCACTTGCCTTTGCAACTCCAATTTTTGTAACATTTTGCTTATCTGGCTCAAGTGATTGAATTTGATCTTTAATTCTTTGTATAGCTTCTTGGTTTGGTTGAGGTTGTTTTTCTAAAATACGCAAATCTGCTTTTAACCCTGATACTGCATTACTTACAGTTTGTTTATCAGATAACTTTTCAGCACCCTGAAGATATTCTTTATAGGCATTGTTGTATTCAACTGAACCTTCAATACCAAATTTTGAAGCATAAGCCTCAGCCTCTTGAACCTTGGCAGTTACATTAAGTTTACTTGCGCCTTTTGCTTGTTTAATTCTTACCAAAGCAGTTCTTGCACTATCAGCAATCTTCATTGCCAACTCGGGGGCAGTTCGAGCATATTTCTGAGCAACTCTCAATTGTTGTTCAGGGTCACTTGGGTCAAGTTCACTCAAGATTTGTTGTTGCAAACTAATCATCTGCAACTGAGGGTCTTTACCACCCAAAGCACCACCAAGGGCATCACCCAACTGTTGACCACCACGATAGAAGCCAAACTGCGCCTGTTGCATAGGTGTTAACTGTGCAAAAGCCATTGCTTCATTTTGCATAGCCGCTTGACGCTTTAGCATATAGTCCATCTCTGCCGCACGAGAGATTTCAGGGCTAAACATTCCACCAACAATAGATGAAGGTGCTTGTCTTGCTGTTAATGTTGAGTATGGTTCAGCATCTGGTATTGGATACTCACTTTGCACCATCTCTGCTGGCGCAAATCTATTAATATTAGATAGACTCATAGGAGTAGTTGCAATGCCTAATAATTGTTCTCGTGCCAAGTCAGCCCTAAGTTGTTCTTCTTCTTTAATTCTTTGAGATTCCAAATACATATTGCCATAATTTGTTTGGTTTGAAAAAAGTCCATCCATTGGAATTTGGTAGGTACGAGTTGGCATGATTTATTCCTTAATAGTAACCAGAGGATAAATTGTTTACAGGAATTGATGCTTGATAGGCATCAGAAAACGCTTGTTGTTGCGGAGGATTAAAATATTTATTTAAACCATAACCAACATAAGGGTTATTACCTAATCCTATCAACGCAGAACCAAGTCCACTACCAGCCGTACTTTGGAGAGTTCTTGCCGCACCTAATCCACCAGTAAGCAATGATTGACCAACATTAGCACCAGCGGTAGCCGCACGACCACCCAATGCAGAACCCATTTCCAAAGGCTGTTGACCAAGAGATTCAATAGTAGAACCAGCACCCAAATAGCTTGTGAATGGACTCAAAGCACCGACTTGACCAGCTTGATATTGACCCATTAAGCCAGCACCAGAACCCAGCAACCCTGCGCCAAAAGCCACATTCTGTTGACCAGCCTGTTGAGCTTGAGAAGCAAGTGCTAAGTCTTGTTGCGCCAATGCGTTGTAGTACGCTTCCATCTCAGGAGTCGTAGCACCCAAACCACCAGCACCACTTGGACGCAATCCTGTAGCACCTACAGACAAACCACCACGACCTTGTTGGAACAACTGGTTTTGCAACTGAGAATATTGACGCTCACGACTTGGTGCAAGCAAGTCTTGTTGCTGTTGCATATATTGAGCCGCAACTTGTTCAGGAGACTGTTGTAGATACTGCTGACCCAATCCAAACAGTCCTTGAGCACCTTGTTGAAGCGGAGCATACTGTTGCTGTGCCATCTCAGCTTCAGTTAATCCTCTTTCAGTCAATCCCATCAATCGGTCTTGATAGGCTTTGAGTTCAGGAGAGACTGTGTAACCAGCACCAGTTAGATAACCGCTAGGGTCAAACTGGAAGTTGGAACTGCCATAGCGAGTAGTTACACCTACAGGGCGAAACTTAGCGGCTTCAGCGGCAATTCGTGCCGACTCAAGTTGCGCTCGTGCAGATGTTTCAGCCGCCTGTTTTGCAGACCTACTTTGCATCGAACCGCCAAGCAGTGATGCACCCCCCATAACTAATGCCGCTTGAAGTCCCATCATATTCTCCTGACAAATATTTGTCTTAGTTTTGCATCTGAACCAACAAAGTCTTTCAGATACTTGAATCCAACAATACCCAAAAATTTCTCATGCTTTACATCACCAATCTCATGTATTGCATAAATCTCACTTCTATGTATCTCGAACAACTTTCTCAAATCACTCAACAAATCTCTCTTTACTTCCTTTGTCCACTTTACGCAATCACAATGAATAAAAGTGAACCCAAAATCAATTTCCAAAAAGACAATGTAATCATCGTGATAGATTACTGGTGTCTTCACACTGTCCGTTTCCACATATAAACAGTAATGTACGGCTGATAGTTAGCATTTGTTACGCTTACACCAGCTGTAGAAATGCTTGTTGCAACTGTAATTCCAGTGAATGCAGAACCTGTAGTTCCAGATATAGCACCAGCACCTGTTCCATTAATATTAGCAACTAATGAACCGGGGGATGGTTGTGTGTATGAGTGATTGTGACTTGGGTCTGTAACAGTTGATGTTGCAGTGTGGGTGTGGCTTGGCACAATTGCATCTGCACTACCACCAGTTTCTTCAGCAGTGTCAAACAGTGCATTGCCTGAATCAAAACCAACCATGACACGACCAGCACCAAACGCAGTCCATGTGCCAAAACCAAGCAAGGTTGCAGGGTTAGTGCTGACGCTTGCATTAGTGTAGATTGACCCAACTGGATACAGCAAAGCAATTGCCGCTTGAACAAAAGCAGTTGTGGCTATAGTGGTTGTATTGCTTCCATTAGACTGAGTAACAGCAATAGTTCCTGTTGGCAATGTAGGCGTACCAGTAAAGGTAGGACTTGCCAAATCTGCCTTGGTTGCAATGGCAGTAGCAATGTTGTTGAACTCAGTATCAATCTCAGTACCTTTGACAATCTTCAAAGGGTTACCAGAAGACAGAGCATCTTTAGTGGCAAAGTTGGTTGCTTTTGTGTAATTTGTCATATCTGTCCTTAACTTAATCTACCTTGTTTGGATTGAATCTCAATCTTCTGAAATGACAATGGTGTCCCATCAATGTTTGACTCATAACCCGACTGCACAACCTTGCCAGAACCTGATGCCGAAACTGTCAATGTTTGCAAAGCAATACCATCAACATACTCTGCAATGACAGTAGCGTTTGCACCATACTCTGCAACACCATACAAACTTTCGCCTTGGGTTGGGATAGTCGCACTGTCAGACAAGTAGTTGGTCTTAAAGTCAAATCCCCACTTGAATGTAACTACTTGATTACTTCCACCAATTACAACAGTAGACAACTTCTTCAAAATAGAAGTGACATTTTGATCGCCAAGGTCAGAGTGGTTTGTGTAGTACAATATCCTGTACTCAGCATCATGGTCTTGGAAAGTACCGTACTTGCCTACATAACCATTCTTACCAACCAACAAATCACCGTTTCTGCGAGACAACAATGATGTTGGTTCTATAGAGTCCCAAGTTGTAGCCCTTGCCGCACCATCCTGCAAATACGCTTTTGTGTCGAAACAGAACACTGACTTTGTACTGGGTGTAGTCAACAAGTAAAAGGCTTCACGCTCTGAATAAACAGACTTGATATTAGCCAATGTCTCACCAGCCACAGTCTCCATCAAATCATTACGAATGTTCTTAGACAAGTCTCTCTCAGGAGATGACTTCTCTTGAATAGTCCTCATCAATGATCTGACACCAGAATTAGACAAGAAAAGCACATCAGTGCTAGTTGTCTGAATACTGTCTCTAGCAATACAACCAATACCCTCAACAGTGTCATGCAATGACATTGATGCTGGTGTTGTGGCATTTTGGTAAATCAGAATCTGACGCTTACCAAAGATAAACAAGAAACCATTGTGTGCTGCTAGACCTGTGATCTCATCAGCACCATTCACCCAAACACGGTCTACATTCAAAGAACCTGATGTACCTGTTGACCAAACATGACCAGCAATCAAGTCAGAGAAAAAGACTGTTGCGTTATTGGCTGTGGTGTTTGCCGCCCACAATCTACCAAAAGCAGAGATTGCAATATTGGCATCAGGCACAGTGCCTACATAACCTGTCTTCTCCGACACTCTACGAAATGTTGTAGTGCTTACAGCAGGGTCATAGATCAGTGGGTTAAACCCTGACTGAAAGAAGTAAGTGATGTTGTTTAAAGACGCTGTTTGCCAATTGCTTGCGGTAATAGTTGGTGCTGTACCACCACCCCCATAGGTCAACTCCACAATAGCATTAGAGCCATCAAGTTTAAACAGCTTGTTGTTACCAGCAAACAAAACAGTCAAAGTGCCATCTGCTTGAACCAACTCATTCATCACAGTAACATCGTTTGCCCCCAAGTTACCAGTAGATGAGTTAAGCCTAGAAAAACCTTTGCGTGAACCAATACGACCATACTGGTCAATCACGCAATTAGTCGCAACCAAAGCAAAGCCAGCATTCAAATCAAGAGGCGAGTCTTGAGTATTCAACCCATAAAAGCCGGGGGCTGAAATGCTTGCAATTTCTAGTTGCTTGCTCATATTGCTACAAACTCCTGATTCTCAGGGTAACGAGTGCCTTCTAAAGCAATGTGGTCAGAGAGCATAGATTTGTACAACAGATAAGCCTCAGATGAAGACAGACCGCCATCTTCACCACGCTCTACCAATGCACGAGCATAAGCATTCTGAGCCACTAAAACATCAGGGACAAGCACTACTGTTGAACCTGATGCCAGAGTAGCTTGTGGCACTGTTAAGGAAAACTTGATTGTGTATACGCCATCAGGTATTGGATATAAATTTACCTTAGTGTCGTAATTACCATCAACGCCATCAAAAGCAAATTCTGTGGGGAGAGAGTTCACAAGTGGCGTAAAGTTTAGCTTTCGGTTCATATCCACAAAACTGATGTTTATCAAACCAACATTGCTTGTGGTATTGATGACATCCATGACTTGAAACTTCTGTCCTGCACCTGTCAAAGAATAAGCTGCTGTAGATGCAACGGTTGTAACTGTAATAGTTTGACCCAACACATTCCATGAAAAGGCATCTTCAACTTGACGCTTTGCGTCATTAACAAACTTGCCAATCAGAGTTGAATAAGTGGTTTCATTGATTGATGAAATTGTTGTCTCACGCAATCTGATAAGTACATCATTGATTAATTCAAGGTAGGTCATGTTCTTGTCAACCCTTCTTCTTCAATAGTGACTGCAACAGCAAAGGTTGATGCTGATTCTGATGTTGCTTTAAGTATGTCGCCTTCTTCCATTACAAAATAAGATACACCGCCCCAATCTTGAGTTGTTTTGGAAGTAACTGCCGTTTGGTAAACCAGTGAATAGGTAGCAGATGCTGATGTATCTACCCAATCAAAAGTAATATGTTTATTTGAACCAGTTGCATTAGCGGCACGAAGCAATACTACCCTTGCATAGTAACCCGTAGGTACGGTATAGAGGGTAGTGTTTGTTGTTGCTGTT